AATCTAATCTATGAGCAAACTGCAGTCCTCACTAATCCTGAGCATTAGAATTAGAAATAGTTCAACTTTAAGCAAGACTACCTTGGGCTGTAGTACTCGTATTTAGTCAGCCTGAGCAAGCTTTCAACTGCTCCCGCTTTTGCGGTAGGAGGTCAAGATGATCTATGACGAATACATGATAAGACGAATCATGGAGAAATATGATTGTGATTACGATACAGCAGTAGAGCTGTTTAATGATATTGAATAAATCTATAGGAAGGAGAGGATGTGGCAGATAACAAGAAGTATTACTACATGAGATTAAAAGAAAACTTCTTTGATTCTGATGAAATGATTATCTTAGAAAACATGGATAACGGAGATGGGATTATTTACAGTAACATCTTACTGAAACTTTATTTAAGAAGTTTAAAGTATGAAGGGCGCTTGATGTTCAATGAGCGAATACCTTTCAATGCACAAATGCTTTCTACGATTGTACGTCATCCAGTCGGTGTAGTTGAAAAAGCTCTTAAAGCGTTTGTTGATTTAGGTCTAGTTGAAGTTATGGATAACGGAGCAATTTATATGCTAGATATTCAAAACTTCATTGGTAGAACCTCAACGGAGGCTGATAGAAAGAAAATTTATCGCGCTCAAATTGCAAAAGAAAAAGGATTGTTAATAGAAGATGGACGAATGTCTGGACAAATGTCCGACAAACGTACACCAGAGTCAGAGTCAGAGATAGAGTCAGAGATAGAGTCAGAGATAGAGTCAGACGACGACGTCGGCAAAAATTCATTACAATCTCTTTCAGATTTTTTCTCAAATAATTTTCATCCAATTTCTCAAAGAGAATTAGAACAATTTAGAGAATTTGTAAATGATAGTAGTTATGAAATGGTTCTTTTAGCACTTGAAGTTGCAGTTGACAATAATGCACGTACTATCAAGTATGTTCGGTCAATTATTGTTAATTGGGAAAATAATAATATCAAAACTCCTGAAAACTACCATGCATTTGAAGCAGAGCGAAAGCGAAAGTATGCATCTAATAGTCAGAAGAATTATCCGAAGCAAAAGCCAGTCAAAAAAGCTCCTGAATGGACTGATGAGGGTAGATTAATAAAAGCTGGTGTCGATACAACTGGAATGACTCAAAACGAAATGTACAAACTTGCTGGGGAAATGGGCTTACATAATGAATGAAATCAGAAAGTATTATCTTGAATTAGCTAGTCGAGTCTGTGACGGAATTACTCCAGGACACCTTGATGAATGGCTTAAATGGGCCAAAGCAAATGGGATATTATTAAGTCCGTGGTTGTTTATATCATCAAAGACAGGTTTGAGCGTTGAAGAAGTATCAGAACGTATCTCTCCTTGGCACATGGAACACGGAAAACGTGTTGAGGATGAGTACGAAAAAATAAAAATCGTTTAAAAAGGTCAATATATGAAATTTGAATTTAACTTTCTCAGAAAAGAAATGATAAATGAGAATGATAATAAGGGTACAACTTATGGTTCAAGAATTGCTGCCAATAACACTAAACAGCGTTTGAGACGGATTGCATGTCGAACAGCTCATGAGTGGCTAGATAAGTCAGATGAAGTGTTTGAGCAATTCCACGAGAAACACAGATGCGATGTGTTCGTTGTGCTATATCCTCCTAAAGATTATGTCTATGACCCGCCCAACTATTCGCCAACTTCCAAGGCGATTATAGATGGATTGACGGATGCTGGAATATGGAGTGATGATAATAAAAATATTATTCGCAGAACAAGTTTTGAGCATGGTGGACTTTCTGGAGATACAAAGATGTGGAAAGTAGAGTTAGTAGTGAAAGTGGTGGAGGGATGAAAAAAAGCGCCTGAGCGCTTCTGTAGTTATGATTGGGTACGTAAGTAGATGATTAGGCTAAGAAATAAGATGAGCGTGCCAATGATAAAACAATTAATCATACATTTTCTTCGCGTATTCTCTACTAATTTTACCTTTTTTAGATTCTCTACTGAATCATTGATTGTAACATTCAACAGATTTTCTGGATGCATAACTAAATAATTTTTCCAGAATCTAATTTCTTTATCCGCTTTTGGTGGAAGAGCAATAAAAAATCCTAAGAGATAGAAGATAAGTCCGTATAGAAGCTGGGATGAGTATGTCAAAGAGTCGTTAATAATCTGCCACAGTTCTTTCAGGATGTTTTGTTAAATATTTCATTTTACTCTCTGATGATATTTTAAATAATTTAGCAAGTACAAAAAATAATCTAATGAAGAAAATGATAGTCACTACTATGACGAGGATAAAAAAATAAGTATTGGTTAATAATTGCATAAATTCCTTCCGTGAATATATTGAATTTTTAATACTTTCTAATTTTACTATAAAAATAAAGAAAAAGGAGAAATAAATTGAAAAACAAACTAATATCGCTGGTCAATGACTGGTGGGGAGGGATTGAATGAATAAAGTTGTTTGGGCGCTGTTTGATAGTGGGAACGGATGCTACAAACGGTCAGCCGATGAAATTGAAGAAATAGAAATTTATTCAATTGGTTTAGATATTGAAAATAAAAATAGTCACTTTATTAATCTTAACCTTGCTGATTATTCAAGATTATTTGGTAATAACCAACTCTTTGAAACTTTGGATAAGTTGCCGCATCCTGATTTAATCATTGCTAGTCCACCTTGTGAGAGCTGGAGCATAGCAAGTGCATTAAAAAATGGTAATGCATGTTGGAAACGAGAAGATTTATCAGAAAGTTTATTTGAACCACAAAAAAAGCCCAGTCCTTTTACTATCAGAAGTAAGAAAGATTATGAAGAATCCCATAATAATTTGAAATATCATAAGCAATTCATTACTAGAGTAAATGGTGAGCTTTGTGTGTTTAATACGATTGAGATCATCAAACGTTATAATCCAAAGTATTTTATCATCGAGAATCCGGCAAGTGGTAAAATCTGGGAATACATTGAAACTGTTATAGGATTTGAACTTCCCTATAAGAACTTGACCAGGTATAACAATTATAATTATCCTTTACAAAAACCTACAAAGTTTGCCAGCAATATCTATCTTGGGTTGAAAAATGAAATCATCAAGCAAGATATAGCGTGGGGCCATTTTTCAAAAGATTATAATGAGCGTTCAAATATTCCAAAGGAACTTGTCGATGAAATTTTTAAAAAGTTTTTAGAATATGAAAATAAAATGGAGGTTTCAGAATGACCGACAAACTAATATCGCTGGTCAATGACTGGTGGGGAGGGATTGAATGAAAGTAAGAAACGATGTTGCAGATTGGCTAGAATCAAGTGATGAACAGACTTTATGTGATGATTTTTTGACAGAAGAACACGAATTTGACAACTATCTAGGAAAACTTGCTTTAAATTTAGGATACGACTTTGTGACTGATTTTATTGTTGATTTAAAGCGAAATGGATTTGTACGAGAAAGCCAGACCAATACTGGTATGAGGGTTATTAAATGAAACTTTTGTGTAAGCTGTTCGGGCATAAAACAAAAGAAGAACATCAATATAGACATTCTTGTTATTTGTATTGTTATAGATGCAAAGAAAATGTTTGGGTTGCTGCTCCGAAGAATCCAAAAGTATGTCGGTGCCAATGGTGTGTTAAAAATAAATTCAACCGCTCAGACCTTGACGAGTCAGAGAACGTGTTCCCTGAAAAATGGCTTGATAAACATATGGATTGAGGTGGAGATGAAAAAATTTAGATTAGCAAGTAACTCGGTTGTGGACCAGGATGGAGAACTTCGTTCACGACAACAGTTTGTTAAAGCTGATAGTTATGCTGATGTTATTGAGTATATTGAAAGCAACGCAGGTTGGTATACTGGTGGCAACGGAGCTTTCAAAGTTGCCTATATCGAGGAGGTTGTGGAATGATTCTGATTATAAATATGATATCGTTCATAATTTCGTTACTATCAATCACCATAAACATTTGCATTATTTTAAATAGGAGAAGATAAAAAAGACTTATTGAACGCAAAAAAAGCCCAAATCAATGATATGGGCTTTGAGGGATAACAAGTTAACGTGATGATATGTCCATGCAAGATGAACACGGCCTAATTTGAAGTGATGGATAAGTTCTACGAGTGTATTCCATTGCTTCGATATCATTTTCAAAATCCCCATCAATAAGATATGAATCATTAACTTTTGGGCGATTAGGGCAAGTTCCTTTGTGTACTTCATGATAATCACTGAAGTCACCACTTTTATCTACGACATAGCTCATGAGTTAGTCCTCCTTCAAATAGTTTGTATTGGTTATACAATTTTATTTTAAAACTATTGCTAACTAAGTACAAGCAATATGATTTAAATAAAAGGAAATATAAAAAAGCCCAAGCTGACCTAGCTTGAGCGAAATACTGAACAATATTGCGAATTTTATTTTTGGTCATCAATATTATAGCACACAGAACAATAATTCATACCAAAATAAAAATACCCGAACTGACCAAGTTCGAGCGGGTGTGATAAAAAATATTTTCTATATTTTTTTGTGGTCTAACAAATTATATCATATTGAGCTAGGAACTCGCTAAACTCAA